AGCCTCTGGCGCTACCAGCATCCCAATCTATCCCGCAATCGTTCCCGCTCCTGCTGCTTTCAACACTGTTACTGCTTCGCCTGCTAACAGTGCTGCTATCAGCTTGGTGATGCCTGCTTCTAGCCAGTATCGTCAAAATATCGCTTACTATCCTGAAGCGTTTACTTTGGCTACTGCTGACTTGGAAATGCCTACTGCTGGTGTGGTGCAAGCCGCTCGTGCCAACTTTGACGGTATCTCCTTGCGTATGATTGAGGCTTATGACGTTATGTCTGACTCCTTGATTACTCGTTTGGACATCTTGTACGGCTACGCTGCTATTCGTCCCGAATGGTCGGCCGTGGTTGCTGACATTGTCTAAACTGGAGACATATTACAGGGGCAAGCTCGTTGTCCCTGTATATACCTTCATTGAGTATCCTAAGTGGATTACTACGACCGATGGACAGTCGGTTGTAGTAAACACTAAGGAAGAAGAAATCGAGCTAACTAAGCCAAAGAGAGGCAGGCCAAAGAATGACTCAACCTCTGCCGACGACACCCTCGGACATAATCAGCCTAGCACTGAAAACGGCTAACGTGATTGGCGTTGGTCAAACGCCTCTCGCACAGGACATTAACGACTGTTTTAACCAACTTAATATGATGATGGCGCAGTGGCAGCGCCGCCGTTATATGGTTTATGAGTTGGTTACAGTCTCCAAACAAGCTACTGGTCAACTGTCTTACACGATTGGCCCAAATCAAGACTTCAACATTACTCGACCTGTTAAGCTGGAGTTCGCTTACTTTCGGATGAACTCAGGCACTCCCTTGCCTGTGGACTATCCTTTGACTGTTTTGCGGGCGCAAGAGGATTACGACCGTATCTCAATCAAGAACTTAAACGCTTTTCCGCAATATATCTATTACGATACAGGCTTCCCTGTTGGCAATGTTTACGTTTGGCCTTTGCCAAGCAGCCAATATCAGATTTTCCTGAGCGTGATGGTGCAATTGCCTCAGTTCCAGCAAATCAACGACCAGATCGTTTTGCCTCCTGAATACTTGGATGCACTTCATTGGAACTTGGCTCGCCGGATTTGCGTGATGTATGGCTTGCCGATTACGCCTGAGCTGACAGGGTATGCAGAAGCCTCTATGCGGGCCATTGAGGAAGTTAACTCACAGATTCCTCTGTTGCATATGCCGACAGCTTTGCGGGGCAAATCAGGGGCTTACAACATCTATGGCGACTTTTATGTTGGGAGCGCAGGGTAATGGCTAAAGTAGCGTTAGCAACTGGCGCTTACCAGACAAAGAGCGTCATTGCTGGCGCTCAAAGGTGTATCAACCTGTTCTTAGAAAAGAATCCAGACGGTTCGGTATTCCCTTTTACGCATTACCCGACACCTGGCCTAACTTTGCTTGGGTCTGTGTCAAATGTTCAATGGCGGGGCTTGTATCAGGCTTCCAATGGGCAGCTTTATGGTGTTTGCGCTAACACTGTTTATAAAATTAGCTCCTCATGGGTCTGCACGTCAATCGGGACTATTGCTAGTTCAACTGGCACAGTCAGCATGGTTGACAATGATGCTTATGTTTTGCTGGTTGACGGTACTTCTGCTGGATACCAGATCAAACTTTCTGACAATACTTTGAGCAATGTCCCTAATGATGGGACTACAAGCGCCTTTTATGGCTCTAACCAAGCTAACTACCTTGACGGTTATTTCATTTGCAATCGTCCTGGCACTAATCAGTGGTATTCCTCTCTTGATAACTCGACTACATTTGACCCTACTTACTACGCTTCCAAGTCTGGATATTCCGACAATCTGGTCGGTATTGGCGTTTCTCGTAGGTTCATTTATCTATTTGGTGAAGTAACGACTGAAGTTTGGTACAACGCTGGCAACGCTAATTTTCCATTTCAAGAAATGCCAGGGTCGTTCATGCAATACGGCTGTGCGGCTACCAATTCCATAGCTCAAATGGACGGTGAATGTTATTGGTTGGCTCAGTCTGCTCAAGGTCAAGCGTTTGTCTGCCGTTCTCAAGGCTTTGCTGCGGTGCAAATCAGCACGTTTGCTATTGACCAAGAGATGCAAGGCTACGCTACGCTATCTGATGCAATTGGCTACACTTATCAGATCAATGGGCATTTCTTTTATGTGCTGACCTTCCCGACTGCTAATAAGACTTGGGTTTATGACCTGTCTAATGGTCAGTGGAACGAATGGATGTATTTGGATTCAAATGGTCAATTGAACCGCCATTTGTCTAACTGCTTCTGTTTTGCTTACAACACTTTAGTGGTTGGCGATTGGCAAAGCGGCAATCTATACGCTATTGACCAAAACAACTACACAGACAACGGTCAACCAATTAGCAGAGTGCGGGGCTTTTACCACTCTGAAGACGATAATTCTGATCGTATTCGCTACAAGCAGTTTATTGCTGAGATGGAATCAGGCAACGGTGATAACAACCAGCCTGTGACGGTCTATTTGCAATGGTCTGATGATCGGGGCAAGTCTTATGGAAACCCTGTTGGGCAAAACTTGGGGATTGAGGGGCAATATTTAACCTCGATTTCTTGGTGGCGCTTAGGTATGGCTCGTGATCGTGTGTTTGAGATATTCTGGAGCGCACCTGTTAAGACTGCTTTGTCTGGTGCTTTTATTGATGCAGCGCCTAATCACAAATGAGCAATCTTGCATCAAACTTACCGACAAGCCTAACGGCATTTAACACGCCTGCTGGACAGATTAGTACGCCTTGGTTCATGTTCTTGAATCAGGTGTATCAACGCACTGGCGGGCAAGCTACTCCAGCGTTAAACCTGACTCAGCTCCAGCAAGTTGTTATTACCAGCTTGAACATTAGCTCTAACAATGGTTTTGCTGGCGATGTATTGGTCGCTAATAATGCGGCTACCTTGACCCTAAAAACCACTGTCTCGGGCATGGTTAAGGGCAATGGGACTGCTTTGCTGGCGGCTGTTGCTGGTGTTGACTATGCGCCGCCCACTTCAGGCACTTCAATTTTGTATGGCAATGGTGCAGGGGGATTCTCTAATGTCACTGTTGGCACTGGCCTCACATTTACTGGCGGTACTCTCGCATCTACTGACGTGCAAACCATTTCTATTGCTTCTAGCAATGGGTTTGCTGGCACTTCTTCTGGTGGATTAAATCCAGTTTTAACGCTGAATACGACTGTTACAGGCATCCTAAAAGGCAATGGAACGGCTATCAGCGCAGCGGTGTCTGGCACTGATTACGCTCCTGCTACCTCTGGCACGTCTATTCTTTACGGTAATGGCGCTGGCGGCTTCTCGAACGTCACAATTGGGTCTGGTGTTACCTTTTCGGCTGGCACATTGAGCGCAACAGGGTCGGGCGGCACGATCACTAGCATTTCTGTTGTTTCGGCTAATGGTTTTGCTGGCACTTCAAGCGGTGGCACTACGCCTGCTTTGACGCTATCCACTTCAATTACTGGCGTTTTATACGGTAATGGGACTGCGATTAGTGCTGCTACTGGCTCGCAAATTGTCTCTGTTATTGGGACAACTGCGGTAACAAACGCAACAAACGCAACGAATCTGTTAGGCGGCGCTACTGGCTCAATTCCCTATCAGTCAGCCACTAACACGACTACATTTTTAGCTGCTGGCTCTAATGGGCAAATCATTCGTCAGGTTGGCGGTGTGCCTACTTGGGGAACTGATTACACAGGAACAGTCACCTCGGTTAGCGGCACTGGCACTGTTAACGGCATTACTTTAACTGGCACTGTCACAACTTCAGGCAGCTTGACCCTTGGCGGCACTTTGTCTGGGATTGGTAATAGCCAGCTTACAAACTCGACTATTTCAGGCGTTGCGCTTGGTGGCAATCTGTTTAACCTGACCGCTGGAACTGGTGTCAGCTTCAGCACAGGAACGACCTACAATGGCTCGGCTGCGATTACAATCAATGCCACTGGTTCAGGCGGGACGGTTACTAGCGTTTCTGGCACAGGTTCGGTGAATGGCATTACCCTGACAGGGACGGTGACTAGCTCTGGTTCTTTGACGCTTGGGGGAACACTAAGTGGCATCTCGAACTCCCAGCTTACGAACTCTAGTGTTACGTTCAATGGCGTTTCTGTTGCTTTGGGTGCTAGTGGAACGATTACCGCCAACACTACCAACGCCCTTACTATTGGTACTGGACTATCTGGCGGCTCTTTTAACGGCTCCAGCGCAGTAACCATTGCCCTAGCCAACACGACTGTTAGTGCTAATAGCTACACTTACGCTTCTCTTACAGTTGACGCTCAAGGTCGATTGACTGCGGCATCTAGCGGGACTGCTCCTGTTACCTCAATTGGCGTATCTGCTCCGATTACGTCTACTGGCGGCACGACACCGACTATCGGTATTACGCAGGCAACAACCAGCACCAACGGCTATCTAAGCAGCACAGATTGGAATACGTTTAACAATAAACAGCCAGCAGGCACTTATGTGACCTCGGTGTCTGGTACTGCACCTGTTGTATCGTCAGGCGGCACAACACCTGCTATCAGTATGGCTGCAGCTAATGGCAGCACTAATGGTTACTTAACCTCAACTGATTGGACAACCTTTAACAATAAGCAGTCTGTTTCGGCTCCTGTGACGGTAGCGGCTTCCACTTATTCGATAGCGGCTACTGACATTTGGGTAATTAACAACTACGCTGGCACTTTGACATTGACGCTTCCAACGGCTTCTAGCTATTCTGGTCGGGTGTTGAACATTCAAAATTACACGGCTTACACGGTTGTCTCAGCATCATCCAATGTCGTGCCTATTGCTGGCGGGTCTGCTGCTACGGCTATTTTGAACGCTATTGCGGGTGATCGTTGCACTTTGGTTTCCAATGGGACTAATTGGGTCGTGACTGATTACACG